ATAATGACAAGGAAGAAGAAGATGAAGAATCTCCTGAAGGTCATATTAATATGCCAAGTAATCCAATAAACACACTACCAAATTTTTCTAGAGGCAATTCACCAGGAGTAGATATATGAGCGCTGTATTAAAACCAACTGGTATAGAATCTGTATGTAATACAACAACTTTCAGTTCTTATGGTAACAGCGCTCTTGTTAGAATTGCACACAGTTCTGCTGTTACAACTTCTGCTTTGATCACATGCAAAGATTCAACTAATACCAATACTAATTGGACAATGTCAATTATTGGAGGCGACACTGTTGTTGTTCAAAAAGGGTTTACAGATATTTTAACATCTAACAGTACAGATACATCAGTAACAGCTGTTAGTTGCGCATACAAGAATTAAGGAAGTAAAATGAAACTCATTAAAGAACTTGTAGAAGATGTAGAATATCTTTATGAATCCAAGGAAAATGGTGATAAGGATCACTATATTCATGGCATCTTTCTTCAAGCAAACGTAAAAAACCGCAACGGTCGTGTATATCCAACTGACGTTCTTTCTAAAGAAGTAGAGCGTTATGTTAATGATGTAGTTAGACAGAGCCGTGCGTATGGTGAGCTTGGTCATCCAGCTGGACCTCAGATTAATTTAGATAGAGTTTCACATATTATCACTGATCTTAAACAAGACAAAGATAATTTTCATGGTAAAGCAAAACTTACTGATACACCAATGGGTAATATAGCCAAGGGTCTTCTTAAGTCTGGTGCGAAACTTGGTGTTTCTTCACGTGGGCTTGGTTCTTTGAAGCCAGGTAAAGCGGGTGAAATGATTGTACAACCAGATTATCACATTGCCACAGCTGCTGATATTGTTGCTGATCCTTCTGCTCCAGGAGCTTTCGTTGAAGGTATTATGGAAAACGTTGATTGGTTTTATGATCCTGTTAAAGGAACATGGCATGAGCAAGAACTTCACGAGATTAAAAAGGCAGTACATAGAATGTCAAAATCTCAATTCGAAGAACAGCAGATGGCTATTTTTGAGAACTTTATCTCATCTCTAACATCAAAAAGCAAAGTAATATAAATAATTTAAATTCTTTAAAGGAGACTTTTAATGGCTGCATATCAAGACAAATCTCATCTCGAAGAAATTTTCAAGGCAACTCTAGAAGAAGCCAAGAAGAAGAGCAAGGCTCGCGAGGAAGAGGAAGAAGAAGGTGAAGAAGAAGAGGAAGAAGAAGGCTCTTCTAAGAAGAAACATATGAAAGAAGCCGCTGATAAGAACAAGTCAATTGACGGTGAAGAAGACGGCGAAGAAGAAGAAAAAGAAGAAACTGCAAAGGTAAAGAAAATGAAGAAGAAGAGCATGGATGAAGAAACACTTGCCGCTTCATCTCTTAAGCCAGGTGCAAAGTCTATCGCAGATCCAAAGTCAAAGCTTGAAATGATGCAACATGTTCTTGGTGCTATGCATGGCATGAAGAAGGAAGACATGTCACATTGGTTCCATCAGGCTATGGCTCAGTTTGGTCCAGGTAAGGATTATGGTGTTGGTAACCACGAAGCTTCAAATGAAAAGTCAATTCAGATGAAGCCATCCCATGCAGAAGGCAAGGGTGGTGCTAAGGTTAACGATCCAATGCCAAAGCTCAATGTTAAGGAAGACGTTGAAGAAATGTTCAACGGTCAGGATCTTTCAGAAGAGTTTATGGAAAACGCAACAACTCTATTCGAAGCAGCTATTTCAGCTCGCCTTGTTGTAGAACAGGCTCGTCTAGAAGAAGAATATGCTGCGCTACTTAGCGAACAGGTAACAACCTTCACTGAAGAAATGACTTCAAAGCTTGACACATATCTCGATTATGTTGTTGAAAATTGGATGAAGGAAAACGAAGTTGCTATCGAATCAACTCTCCGTAACGAACTTATGGAAGAATTTATCGAAGGTCTTAAGAATCTATTCTCTGAGCACTATATTTCTGTGCCGCAGGAAAAGGTAGATGTTCTAGAAGCTCTTGCTGAAAAGGTAAGTGCTCTTGAAGAAAAGCTTGATGAAACAATCTCTGAAAACGTTGAGTTAAAGAACTTTGTTCTCGAAGAACAGAAGAACGAACTTGTTGAAAACATCGCTTCTGATCTCGCACTAACACAGCAGGAAAAGTTCTCTGCTCTCGTGGAAGGTATTGAGTTTGACGGAAATCTAGCAACTTATGAAAAGAAGTTGAAGATCGTTAAGGAAAACTACTTCAAGGCTGCTGATGTTTCCTATACTTCAAACATTGAAGAAGAAACATTCGAGGGCGAAACTACTACAACTGTTAGCTCAAACCCTGTCGTTAACCGTTATGCAGCTGCTATTGCAAGAACAGTTAAAAAGTAATCTTATATAAATAAATTGAATCTTATTTAAAACCCGAAAGGAAAAATAAATGTATCTAGCTGAGGAAATCCAAAACAAGTGGGCACCAATTCTTGACCATGACGCTCTAGGTCATATCAAGGACGCTCATCGCCGTTCCGTAACTGCAATTATGCTTGAGAACACTGAAAAGGCTCTCACAGAATCTGCTTCTCACGGTCAGTATCAGACTCTTACAGAAACTTCTTCTGTAATTCCTGCCAACTTCATGGGCTCTTCAAGCTCAACTGCTGGCGCTGGTGGTATCGATACTTTCGATCCAGTTCTTATCTCACTCGTACGTCGTGCAATGCCTAACCTCATTGCTTATGACATCTGCGGCGTGCAGCCAATGACTGGACCAACTGGTCTTATCTTTGCTATGCGTTCACGTTATGCTAACCAGACTGGTAGCGAAACCTTCTACAACGAAGTTGACACTACCTTCTCTTCTGTTACTTCTGGTGCTAACACCTTCGGTAACAAGTTCGTTGGTACAATCCCAGGCGCAACTAACACATCACCACTAACAGCTGTTAACACTTATAACACTGGTATGGGTATGTCAACTGCTACTGCAGAAGCTCTTGGTACTGATTCCAGCAATGCTTTCCCACAGATGGCCTTCTCAATTGAAAAGGTTACTGTAACTGCTAACACTCGCGCCCTAAAGGCAGAATACACTATGGAATTGGCTCAGGACTTGAAGGCAATCCATGGTCTAGACGCAGAAACAGAACTTGCTAACATTCTTTCAGCTGAAATTCTTGCTGAAATCAATCGTGAAGTAGTTCGTACTATCAACATCACTGCTGTTGCTGGTGCTCAGGACAATACAACTACTGCTGGTGTATTCGACCTTGACACCGACTCAAACGGTCGTTGGTCAGTTGAAAAGTTCAAGGGTCTTATGTTCCAGCTTGAACGCGAAGCTAACCAGATTGCTAAGCAGACTCGTCGTGGTAAGGGTAACATCGTTATCTGTTCTTCTGACGTTGCGTCAGCTCTACAGATGGCAGGTGTTCTTGACTACACTCCAGCTCTTAACAGCAACCGTCTTGAAGTAGATGATACTGGTAATACTTTCGCTGGTGTTCTAAACGGTCGCCTAAAGGTTTATATCGACCCATACGCAATCGGTGGTAACTACCTAACTGTTGGTTACAAGGGCTCTTCAGCATTCGACGCTGGCTTGTTCTATTGCCCATACGTTCCACTTCAGATGGTTCGTGCAGTTGACCAGTCTTCATTCCAGCCTAAGATCGGCTTCAAGACTCGTTACGGCATGGTTGCAAACCCATTCGCTGAAGGTCTTACAAAGGGTGCTGGTCGTGCAAACACTATCACCACTAACGTGTACTACCGTCGCGTTATTGTTAACAACCTTATGTAATAAAAGATCCGAGTCAATCGGACCTGACTTAAGAGGGGGCTTCGGCTCCCTCTTTTTTTTATATAAATAGTTAAAACGGAGGATGCTATGAAAAGTTTTAAAAAATTCTTCAGAGAAGATAAAGACGCTTTAAATGGTCAAGGCGGAATAAATATGGCTGCGCCAAAAGCAGCAACTACACAATCAACACCTCAAAATAGACCAGCATCAAAACCTCCTGATTTAAGTAGAATAGAAACAGTTGGTGAAAAACCAACTCACCTATTTCAAACAGAAAAAGGATCAACATATGCGCACTATGGTGATGGTACTACAATAAGAGATAAAGCTCAAGGCATACATGCTGGAGAAGGTGGGTTACAACCAAGATCAGGTAGAACAATTTATGTACACAAAGATGATTTGAGTAAAATTCAAGGACATCAACAAGCTGCAAATATACCAACTGAATTTATACCACATCCAGAAAAAGCTGGAGAAGTTGCGGTTCGCTCATTAGCAGATAAGAGTGATACGAGTCTTAAAAATATGTCGGCTATTCAAGATTTTAAAAAAGGTGATATTTTTGGTTCTGCTCCTTATAGAACAACCCCAGAAGTTGATCATCATCCATTAGAAATATGGGATAGTCAACCAATGTATAGAACAATGGATGATGGTTCTAGAATTCAAAATAATGTTCACTTTGGTCATTCAATTTCAAACGTAGCCAGACCACAAGATGTTTCTAGAATAACTTCTGGTTGGGGGTCGAAAGGTAAAAAATAATGTCAGCTATAGATAACACCCCAACAAATAAAAACTTTCTTAGTCCACTTAATTTTAAGTTTCAGATTAAGAAGGCTCCTCATGTTAACTTCTTTATCCAGAAGGTAAACATTCCTTCAATAACAATGCGTGCTCCAGATTACGCCAACCCATTTGTTACTGTTCCTTATCCAGGCGATCACATTCAGTATGGCGAATTGAGTATAACCTTTAAGGTTGATGAGGATCTGCAAAATTACCTTGAGATACATAACTGGATAAAGGCTCTTGGTAAACCAGAGAATTTCGATCAATATAAAACGATTCAAGATATACCAGTTGCAACGGGCGATGGTATATATTCAGACATTTCTGTAATAGCTCTCGCAAGTACAAAACAACCAAACTATGAAATAGTATATCAGGATGCATTTCCAACTGTGCTATCTGATGTTACTTTTAATACAACTGATGATAGCGTTAACTACGTATCTGCAACAGCTAATTTCAAGTATATGAATTATAATATTTTAAAAATTTAACTTGACATTTATCCAAAAACATAGTATTATATAATATGCTTTAAATGAGGTTACTATGAAACTTGAAGAACTACTTGAAGAATGGGAAAAAGATTCTGACATCGACAGAACAGAGCTGGGAGAAGAGGCTCTTAAAATACCTAAACTCCACCACAAATACTTTCAGTTTTTCGTAGCAGAAAAAATACATCTTCGTAGTCTTGAATCTAAAATGAAAGAGTTGCATTTAGATAAGCACGAGTTTTATACACAAGGTCATACAGAAGAAACGAGATCACTTGGTTGGAAACTGCCAGCTAAAGGGATGATACTTAAATCTGACATCCCAATGTACATGGATGCTGATCAAGATATTATCAAACTATCATTAAAAATTGGTTTACAAAACGAAAAGATAGCTCTACTCGATTCAATTATTAAAACTCTCAATAACAGAGGTTATCTTATTAAGTCTGCAATTGAGTGGCAAAAGTTTACAATGGGAGCGTAATGGAAAAAATTCAAATTGAAAAAGTCGACGAGACTTATAACAAAATACATTGCGACCCTAGTATTGCATTCGAATTAAATGATTACTTTACATTCGATGTTCCTGGCGCTAAGTTTATGCCAGCTTTTCGTAACAAATTTTGGGATGGTAAGATACGTATGTTCCAGGTTATGTCTGGATATTTGTATGCAGGTCTCAATAAGTATGTTGAGGAATTTTGTAAATCTAGAGGTTACGAACTCGAATATCTTTCTGACTTTACGCCTTCAGAATTTTCTGTTAAGGAAGCAAGAGATTTTGTTTCTACCATCAAATCAAAATTTGAACCAAGAGAATATCAGTTAGAAGCTTTTGTACATGCTGTTCGTGAACGCAGGTCTTTATTACTTTCACCGACTGCTTCTGGCAAGTCATTTATCATTTACTTAATTACGAGATACTACAATGCACGCACTCTTATTATTGTGCCAACTACTTCTCTGGTTAGCCAACTTGCCTCTGACTTTGCTGACTATGGCTTTGTATCTGATCGGTACGTTCATCGAATTTTTGCTGGACAAGATAAACAAACAGATAAACCAATTACCATCAGCACCTGGCAATCGATATACAAACTTCCTAAAGAGTATTTCGAACAGTTTGATGTGGTCATAGGCGATGAAGCGCATTTATTCAAAGCTAAATCTCTTACTTCTATTCTTACTAAGTTGTCATCTTGTAAATATCGTTTCGGGTTTACTGGTACACTGGATGGAACTCAAACACATAAGCTTGTACTAGAAGGGTTATTTGGACCTGTTAGAAAAGTAACAACTACATCAGAATTGATTGAACAGAAACATCTAGCCGAATTTACAATCAAGGCTATTGTTCTTTCATACCCTGACGAAGTTAAAAAGCTGGTATCAAAAATGGATTACCAAGCTGAAATGGATTATCTAGTTCGCAACGAAGATAGAAATAGATTTATTCGAAATCTTGCGTTGTCTTTAAACGGAAATACATTATTGTTATTTCAATATGTTGAAAAGCATGGCAAAGAATTGTTTGCTGCATTAAAGAGCGAAGCTGGTGATCGTAGCGTTTACTACGTGTCTGGCGAAATTGATGGAGAAGAGCGTGAAGAAATTCGTAGAATTGTCGAAACAGAACAGAATGCTATTATCGTCGCTAGTTATGGAACTTTCTCCACAGGTGTTAACATTCGTAATTTGCATAATGTTATATTCTCTAGTCCTTCAAAATCCAAAGTTCGTAACTTACAGTCAATTGGCCGTGGACTACGTAAGTCAGACACTAAAGACAGCGCAACGCTATATGATATCGCAGACGATATGACATGGAAACAGAAGAGAAACTTTACTCTTCTCCATTTCATTGAGCGAATTAAGATATACAATGAGGAAAAGTTCAACTATAAAATCTATAAGGTTTTGCTGAACACAATGTGATTATACTATGTATTGCAGAAAAGTCAAGGGGTAAAAATGGCAAAAGCGAAAAATTATATCAACAATAAAACACTCTATACATCTATGATTGAACACAGAACTAAATTAAAAGAAGCAATTGAAAACGATAAGCCGAAACCACAAGTCTCGAATTACATCGGGCAGTCTATACTTTTGATCTGCAATAACTTAGCTAAGAAACCTAATTTTTCTGGATACACATATAAGCAGGAGATGATCTCCGATGGTATTATCGATTGCATTTCAGCAGTAGATAATTTTAATCCAGATAAAACAAGTAATCCGTTTGCCTATTTTACACAAATTGCTTGGAATGCTTTTATCCGACGCATCTATAAAGAAAAGAAGCAGACATATATTAAACATAAAAATTTCGAAAACAGTTTCTTGATGAATACCTATGGAGATTCTGATTTTGGTCAACTTAAAACAAATGAATATTCAGAAGAAGTAGTAAGATCGTATGAAAATAAGTTGACAAAAAATAAAAAGTCAGGTAAACTAAGTGAAATTGAAAAAGCATCTGGAGAATAATTATGAAAAACGAGCACCTTGTTCCAGTCAATGTCATTGATCTGGTAAATAAAATTGGAGACGCAACCCTAAGAGAAAACGAACGCAACAATTATGTTCTTCGTTTGGAAGCAATTAGAGATTATACAACTCTTTGTTTAAATACATACTCAAGAGATAAAAACTCTTTCTCGAACAAGAAAATTGCTAGATGAAAATTGCACTGATTACTGATACGCACTGGGGCGTTCGTAACGATAGCGTTGCCTTTATGGATAATAGTAAAAGGTTTCTTGATGAAATATTTTTTCCCTATCTGGACACTAACAATGTTCGTACTATTGTTCATCTCGGTGATCTTGTAGACCGCCGTAAATATATTAATATTCGTACTGCTAATCGGTTGCGCCAAGATTTTCTTGATCCGCTTGCTAACAAAGGATATGATGTACATCTTATAGCTGGCAACCATGATACATTTTACAAAAATACTAACACGGTTAATGCTCTTCGTGAGCTCGTCGTAAGTAAATATGATTTTAAAGTTCATGATCAGTTTCCAATGGAATGGACTTTTGATGGAACAAATGTTTTAATGCTACCATGGATTTGTGATGAAAATAGAGAGGCAAGTTTACATGCAATCAGAAACACCTCAGCCCAAATCGTCATGGGGCACTTGGAACTACAAGGTTTCGAAATGTTTCGTGGGTCTATTGTCTCACATGGTGATGATCCCAGTTTATTTGATCGTTTCGACACTGTTATGTCTGGCCATTATCATCATCGCAGCTCTCGCGGTAATATTCATTAT